TCACGGGAGCGAGGGCGACCGCCATAGCTCGCGGCGGCGTAGGAACGCGGGCCGTTGCAATACAGACACGCCATGCCCGCGCCGGACGTGTTGTTGCAGAGACCGCCGCGCCGCGCCACGCGCTCGTCCTGCGTCATCTGGACGTAGAAATAGCCCTGCACCGTCGAACCGGGGATGGGTGCCAAGCCCAGCTCGTACATGATGGAGGGCATGTAGGGAACATTGGCGGTATTCACGCCCATAGACGTAAACGTAGTTCCGCGATACTCGCCGTCGAACTCCGGCTCCACGGTGTCGATGGTGATCTTGCCATTCTGCCAAGTGTAGTGCAGCGTACCCGCCGTGCCGGGAGCGACGAGGGTGTAGCTGTTATCGGTCTTGCTGGGCAGAATCGCCTTCCACGCAGCATTGGCAGAGCAGTCCGCATTTGCATCAGCAGCGTTATTGTTGTCGCCGAGGATCTGAATCTCGCAGTTCACAAGACGGAAGCCGTAGACCTGCTCGAAGGCGTTACCCTGAATATCGCAGAGATTGCCGGGGTCGCTGCCGAGATACCAGTCGATGGGACCGCTGCCAGTCAGGGTGTTGTATCCCTGATAACGGCTATCGGCGTTATACTGGCTCTCGCTCGCCGGAGTACCGCCGACGTGTTCGAGTTTCTTCCAGTAGAGCGGCGAATCGACCGGCAGAATCTCCGCAGCGGAGGTGTGAGCCTTGAGGCACTCATACGTCCAGCCACGGAAGGAACGAACCGTGCCGACCGTGTACTCCTTCGCAAGCTCCCAAGGCGTAGCGTCGCGGTAGTCGCAGCCCCAATAGTTGTTGCCGTGCGGCTCCCACTTGTTCTTGTGGGCCAGCAGCAGCATAAAGCCATGATCGGCAATGGTGATGCCACTCGCGCCGTTACCGAACGCCCGCATCTTCTGAAGGAAGGTGTCGTGGTTCATCGAAACACGCGGGGGCATATTCGGCAGGGAATACTGAGTGCCACCGCTTTCCAGCTCAACGGACATATACTTGCCGATCAGGATGTTGTCCTCTTCCTTGCCGTTGATGACGAACGCAGGGTGCGTATGGTCCGGCAGCGAGGCATCGAGATCGCTGGACTTCATCTTCGGGAACTTGCAGAAGATGCTGGGGTTCCCGTCAGCATCGTACTGAACCACGTTGCCATACTGACGGGCAAGCAGTTCAAGAGGCGAATTGGTCATGGTGCTTTATCCTCCTGTTACTCAGTCTTGAGCTGCCACAGAGCAGGGACGTGCGGGGGTTCCCAGCCTGTCTGTGAGGTATGACCCTGCAAACAGGTGTAGGCGTTGCCCTCGTAGGTACATTCTGCGCCGGTGGCATAGTCGGTGTCAGGCTGCCATTCGGTACTGCCTTCAGGCTGCACACGACGGTACAACGCCTGCGTTGCCGTGCCGGGTTCCCAACCCGCCTGCGTGGTATGGGCCTGCACGACGACGAACATGCTGCCGCCGTACATGATGGTATCACCCACAGCAAGGCTCAGGCCGGGTTTCCATTCAGGCGTAGCCGCAGACATAGACAACAGCTCTTCGTCGGTCACACCGTCGTTGGCAACAGCATAACGAAGCCCCGCGTCCATTCTCTGGCGCAGGGCTTTGAAGGGTGCGAGGCGGGCTTCCTTCGCCGCTTCGCGCTGCTTTTCCAGCTCGGCGATCTCCTCGTCGGTCATGCTGGTTTCCGGGGTTCTGTTAAGTTCGCTCATAGGACATCCTCCTTATCAGGTAGTCATGGCAGCGGTCGCCGCTTCGAGGTTGCTGATCTGCTTCGCCTGAGCGCGAATCTGCGCCTGAGTGATGGTGAACAGCATATCGTAGGCGACGGCGTAGTGCTGCAATGCTTCTTCGAGCTTATTGAGGTTGGTTGCCGAGATCGGCGTACCCTGCTGGATAACCTCGCCAGAAGCATCCTCGTGGGTGATGGTTCCGTCGCCGTTTGCCGTTTCCTTGTAGGTATTCGGCCTTTCGACGACGTGATCTACCCATTTCGTCCTTTTGTGTGCCATAGCGTTTTCCTCCCTTCTCAGCTCTCGGTGATGGTGAACGCAAAGCGGTACAGGATGCCTTCCTGAGTAGCCTTGCGGGTGATGTTTTCGACCTTGCTCGCCCACAGGCGGCTGCTGTGGTCGTAGAGCTGCACTTCGGTGACGGTGATATTGCCGCTGATGGTGTGGTCGATCAAGAAGGTAATCGCCACGCGGCCATCAGACAGGATCTCCGCGCTCTGGATGGGGACCTGATGGTAGGTGCTGCCAACCTTGAACTTTGCGAACGCGATGTTGTCCGTGAAGCAATTTTTCAAGGCGGTCAGCGCGGTGGTAGTCAGCATTGCTCTTTGCTCCTTCCTTGGTTACAGAGTGTTGGTGCCAGCAGTTGCCGCACCGCACATACGGTAGGAAATTCCGAACGCTTCCCCTGAAGGGGATGCCCGGATGGAGGATGCTTCGGCTCCGCTCGTGAGAACGTACTCCGGCTGAGTTCCGGCAGAATCCTCGCCAGCCATCCCATAGGCAAACAGGAAACCAGCCGCTTCAGCGTCAACATCAACGTCTGCGTTGATGACCGAAGCGGCGTTGTTTACTTCAGGCACAGTACCAGCCAGAGTGTAAGGAAAGCGATATGCCACAGGCGACGGAGCGACAAGCACATCGCTCTCGTCCTCGTGGAAGATCGTACTTGCTTCCGGGATCTGACCGGCCTTCGCCATGCCCGTCATGTGGTACGGGAATTTCCAATATCCTGTCTCAATGCCGATAGTGATCTGCGCTTCACTTTGGAAAAGCAGGTCGTAGGACATGTGGCTCGGCTTGTGGCGGTTAATGTAAGCCATGATCTCCTTGAGATCGGAACCACGCATACCTTCCGAGTTGACAACCTCGATACCGAAGGTAAAGTCGCTTACATGGTCCGTAACCCGCGTTTCTCTGCCAGTCAGGTTATAGATATACCTTTCGAGCGTAGAAGGCAGGAACGGGGCCGGGACGCTTCTTGCAGCGATGATGGCCTGCCGCCGTTCTTCGAGCGTCTGCGCGGAGCTTGGCGTGATGCCGTAGCGATGCTCCCACAGCTCAATCGCCCACGTTACGCTCTGCGGAAAGAGCTGATCGGGCAGGGAGTTCACGATGTCCCACATTCCGTCGTACTCTCTGCCGATTGCCTCGAATATCCACAGGCCGACGTAGCTGTTGTTGTAGATGGGCGAAACGCGACCGAGCATCCTGTCAGCAGATTGGCTGCTGATGATCTTATCTCTCAAGGTCTCGTTCATATCAGCTCGCCTCCGTGAGAGCGACCGTCGCAATGGTCGGGTAGTCATCCGCCGTGATTGCGATATTGGCCGTTGCTCCGTTCAGCAGCATATTGGAGTAGTCCAACACGCCCTTCGTTTCGGACAAAACGCTGCACACACGGGTATATCGGATGCAGCTTTCGGCCTTGGCCTCCTCGAAGTAGGCCAGCAGGTTTGTGCGATACGCCTTTACGACATCATCAATCACGGCATCCTCTTCGAGCAGGATCGTCGCGCTGAAGGTCAGACCGACCGCCTCAGCCGTGGTAACGGTCAAAATCGCCCCAATCGGGGCAAGTCGATAATCCCGGTTGTCCGGGCTGATGATGTGATCGTACACAGCCTTGAGGATGGTATCATTGGCAGGCATACCGTTCGCGTCCATGACAATGAGCTTCACCGTGCCAGAGCCTTTGCCCATCCATTCCGGGACAACAACCACGGAGCCGACACCATCAACCTCCTTGGCCCAGCGCTTATAGTCGCTGTCATTGCCGACGAACGAGGATTCGTTGTTCTTCTCGCGCTCCTCGATGCGGGCGCGGAGAGATTCGTCATCCTCAGTCTCAATGCCGCCAGTTGCAGCGGCAGGATTCCTGATCGTGGTTATGCCCTTCATTGGGGAGGACATCAGCGTGATGCTGTTCTCCGGAACATTGCCGATCAAGCCTGTTTCCGTGCAGCGAACAAGCACGGTCGCCTTTCCTTCAGCGCTGATGGTGGCGCTTTCGACGACTGTAAATTCGATACTTGCGATGTCGCCTGACTTGGGCGTGGCGAAGATGAATCCAGCCGGGACAATCGTGCCTTCGGTGCCGGTGATCTCAAGGTATGTTTCGGCAGGCTGCGCAGCTTTTCTGCTCAGTCCTACGGAGCCAGCCAGCTTATCCAGATAGCCGCCATAGGACCATGCCGGGAAGAACACCTGCACAGCATCGTTGACTGCAATCATCATCTCGGCCTTTTCAAGCGCAGCCGGTCTGGTGAAGTCATGCGCAAAGCCGCCTTCCGTTTTGTCGATGTCGTTCGGCAACGCTTCAAGCATCCGCGCATGGATGATGTCGTCGTCCACGTCGGTCAGAATCATCGGCGGCGTGTAGGTAGTACCCTGTTCCATAATGCTGTCACCTCCTGCTTACTCAACTACATTCATCAGGACATCGAACGCTGCCCATGACTTCGGCTTCACATTGAAGCTGATGCTGAGGACGTTGACATCCCACGAAAATTCAAAATCATAGACGCGCTCTGTGCATACGTTACGAAGCAGCGCGTCCGTGATCGTGCGCTCAAAGGCTGATTCTACGGCTTCACGGTTCACCTCAGCCAACGCGCCCTCTTGGTCTATGCCGGTGTTAATGTAGCTCAGGCAAGCGCCTTCCTGCGTCTTTAACACCTTTAACACCCATGCTTTGTAAGCCTCGTAGCCATCAGCCATGACAACGCGGTTTGCACCATCACGCACAAAGTCGCCAGCCTCAAAATCAAAAAGAGGGGCAGGCTTGTACGTCTGCTCCTCGTCGGTGCTGATAGGCCGCAAGCTCGGTATCTCGAATACCGGGTAGAGCATATTAGCCATAGCCGCCATCTCCTATTCCAAAGATTTCCGACGCGGACTTGATGATGTCGATGACAACCGCGTCATTGTATACCCACGCAACCAGCACGCGGTCGCCAGCTCTCAGGCAGCGCTGAGAAGGACGGGCAATGTCTACGACGTGGTTATGTGCTTCTTGCTTTACGGCAGCGTACTCTGTGAAGATGTCCAACATAGGCACTTTGACAAGGTGCTTATGCGGGTCGAGGCTACCCATCACGTCCGTTTCGCCTTCAAGCTCCAATTCATCATCGAACTTGTGCCTGTGGGATTTATTGATTGCCGTGGTATATTCGGAATCAATCTTTTCCGTATTTGGCAGAACGCATCCACGGCAAACCAGATAGTCCGTAGCTGGAATTGCAATCGGGTATGTGTTGGTCAGCAGGGAGCCGTCGCCTTGGATAACACCGAAGTCAAGAACCAGCGATGTGTTGCTTGCATCTCGTGCGATACCGACCATGATTCCCGCAAGGTGGCTCATGCCGGGGGAATTATCACCCTTGCTCACGCAGGCTCCACCTCCATCTGCATCGTCATCGCGGTGGCGTTGTGGGAAATTCCCTTGACGTGGAAATACCCCAGTAGCCGGTCGGTCGTTACATAGATCAAATCACCCTTTCGCACGGCAGGGAAATCCGGGGAGGATAACTTGATCGTGCGTTTCGGGTCGCCTTTTTCGTCGAGAATGTCCTGAGCCTTGGCCTTTGCCTCTTCCAGCGTCAAGCTGCCCATCGTGGTGATGTCCTGCAAGATGCCGTACTCGGTACGGCCCGTGATGGATGTTTCGACAGGCGGGCGACCGTCCTCGTCCTCCTTGCCCATAATCAGGACGCGGGTAACAAGGTTGACCATGCTGAACTTATCGCTGGTCTGTGTCAGGTTTGTTTCGGCAGAAAAGTGGTAGATCGGACTGTTTGTTCCATAGGCAACGACGTAGACCGCACCCTTCACAGCACGAATGAACGCCTTGCCGCCGCCCATCTTCTTCGCATCATCCAGCGTCTCAAGAAGCATACTGGCTATGGTCTTGCTCTTGTAGGTGATCTTTTCGTGGGCGACGTTCGGGCCGTCGTACCCGCCGAGAGTGATTGCCCATGTGGACAGGATGTTGCTGATGATGGACTTTGTGGACTTACCCTTGGCGAAGTACATATAGTCCTTGGATTTCTGCAAGTAAAACAGCAGGTCGTAGCAGGTGACGATGATCTCGTCGTCGTGAATCTGCGAGTGCTGCCACTCCCATATCATCCCACGGAAGATCTCCTGCTGGCCTTCGCCCCAATCGGCGTACAGATAAACCACCGTACACAGAGCAAGCGTATCTGCCAAGCGCCCACCGTTCAATTCGATGTCGCGCAGGGTGAGGTTGAGCCGGATAGCAAGCTCGCTCTCATTCTCTTCCCATGCGATATTCTCTGCCACTTCGTCCAGTCTGAGCTGCTGCCCATCGGCCATGAGAGCAATAACATAATACTGGACTTTCGACAGATCGAACGTAGCCATCCGTACTCACCTCCCGTTACTTTGCAGGCAACTTGAACACTTGTCCTGCATAGATAGTGTACTTGCTCACCGACTTGCCCGCATTGCGCTTGTCGATGGCCGATTTGTTCAGAGCGTAGATTTCCGGGTATCTGCTGCCGCTGCCGAGTTTTTTCTTGGCAATGGAATACAAGCTGTCGCCAGACTTCACCGTGTAGGTGCCGCCGCTGGATTTTCCAGAACCGCTGCTCGTGGATTTGCTGCCAGAGGAGCTGCTGCCAGAACTACCTGCCGTGCTACCCGCCGTGGTGGTCTGAGAGCCAACAGTCACATAGCTGCCGTACACATACGCCTTTCCGTCAATGCCGCTGGAATACGGGATGATGTACCAGTTTCCCGACTTTTGCAGGATCTCGACACGCGCACCGTGGTTCAGCCTGCCGATAGATTTAGAGCCGGTGGATGCTTTCTGGCGCACGTTAAGGTAACTCGACGTGTTCTTCAATGTGACCGTGCCGTAGGTTGTGCCGGAGCTTTCCGCACCGGTGTTCGCAGTATTCGGAACCGATGTCTGCGTCGGTACGGTAGAGATCAGTAGATCACGCCGGACGGAGAGGTTGAGCGTGTAGGTCACGCTGTCCACGCCGTAGTATTCATAGACAAACGATTCGATGAACACGTCTGCGTTCACCGAAAGCTCAGTCACCATGAAGCGAAGCGTATCGCCATTCTCTTCCCAATGCTTGAGCAGGTCAACGATACGCTGCGGCGGTTGCCAGTCAAACACAAAAGAAGCATCTCGCATACTCTCGCCCGGAAGGGTGGAGTTCCAAGAATACCCCGTGAGCGAAGTGCCACGGGGTATCTTGATCTCGCCAGTTTTGATGATGGTAAACGCAACCGACAATGCGCCGGTCTTTACGTTCAGGCGATCAGGCAGCAGAGGAAAGCGGAGCCGAACGCCGGACGCACGATTGGTCAAATAAAAGTCCATGATTCAAGCTCCTTTCCTCATGCCATGTTGGTGAGGATGTCCTCAAGCTGGTCAGCAAACGCGCCGCCAAGGATTTCTGCGATCTCAGCCTGATGTGCTTTGATCTTCGAGAGGATGTCCTCGCTGCTGTTGCCACCTTCGATGTGGAACACAGGGTTTGCCGCCACGCTGACGGAAATCGGGCCTGTGCTGCCACCGCCGCCACCAACGTGTACGGGCTTCGGTTCATCTCCACCGCCTTCGTCATCCCACGAATCTTCGGGGAGTTTCTCAAGGACACCGGCATATGGAGCGACGATACCGCCATCCGCAAACTCGGTAACGCCAAGCATTTCGCCAGCTGCGAGCCACAGCTCGATGCCGCGATCTCTGCGCTTGGAGCCAAGCGGGATGATGGCTTCCGGGCCATCCTCAGCAACCCAAGACAGCATAGCGCCATCGTAGATGCCGCCTTCGGCGTTCAGGGCTACCCTGCCGCCTGCAATGCTGATCGTCCTGTTGATGGTGAGATTGGTGTGCGTATGCGTGGACGACGTACTCTTGCCGTCGAGCTGATCGAGGGCGCTTCGGAGGTTATCAACCTTTGTCTTGCATCCGTCCGCGTCGCCGCCAAGAGCGGCAAACGCCGCCTGAGCTTCCGCAAGGGAGAAGGACGACAGATCTACCGAGGACAGGGTTTCCAGCGCACCATTGAGCTGATCGAGGCTTTCGATCTGCTCAAGGCCAAGACTGGACAAAGCCTCGTTGACAGCGGCGAGCTGTGCCGCGCCTTCCTCAGACGCTGCGAACGTCGCCTGCTGTTCTTGGCTCATGGCTTGGTAGTTTGTTGCGATGGTCTGTACCTGCGTCTGGACAGTCTGCATGACCTCGGCCTTCGCCGCCAGATCAACCACATCAATCGCCTGCGTTTTCTCGCCTTCGGTGAGGTAATCTGTCTGCTGGTTCAGGGCATCGAGAGCTTTTACGGCATCATCAAACATCTGCCGTCCGGCTTCATCGAGAGTGTGGTAGCTCTGCGCCACTTGTTCAAGAGACATACCAGCCAGCTCGGAGCCTTGGAAGGTCCAACCTTCAATCAAACTCTTCTGATTCTGGTAAGTCCCTACAAGCTCGGCGTTGCGAGTGTTGTAGTCGCCAAGATACTCGGCAGCTTGCTTATCCGAGTAGGTTTGTGTCCTATTCACTTCTCCTATTGCGCCAAGGAAGAAATCGTTGTCTCCCGGCACCCATTGCCTGTTCCAAAGCGGTCCTTCATAGGAACCGAAGAGCGTATCAGGCA